CCTAAATCTTGCGGGAAACCCGCATAGTATATAGTTTTTCCAATTAAATCATTGTTTCGATTAACACGAAACCATTGTGCATCTATATTCCATAGTTCCCTCTCAGGTACGAGAACAGCAAGATCGCGAATTGGATCTAAATGTAGAGGTATAAGCTTAACAATTTCTTCTCCATCAATTATGTATGTTTCGTATGGGTGGTTTATAACATGTGCGGCTGTTAAGATAAACTTATATCTTCCCGATTTAAAATAGTTGCCTGATCCATGGCCCAGCATGGTCTCACCCTTCATAACAAGAATCTTGCCGCTGGATGCTAATGGCGTTTTCTTGGAAAAAGCTTTCGTTGTTTGAGCCTGTTCAAACGTAACCGCTGTCCGGTTCTCACTTGTTTCCAGAGTAACCAGACAAGAAAACAACAACAATAAATAATAAGACATAACCAAAACCCTCTATTAATAACTATGGAATGATATAACAAAAGAAGGTCTTCCAATAAAAAAAGGCCCCAGAGGGCCTTTATAAGTTTTATGTGGTGATGTTATTTCTCTATTGGGTGAACTCTTTCCTTAGAAACTATGAAGAAGCCGCCAATCTCTGGGTGTTTTAGTTTTACACTCATGTCTGTGACTTCCAATACAGTCATAATTTGAAGCGTATCATTTTTATAATTAGATACATGTACTTGATCGCCGGGCTTCATCGTTCCTCCGCATTTAAATAATTGTTATAACAAAAGACAGCCAGTATCATACAAATCGCAGCCCAAGTCCAATTACCTGCGCCGATTGACATTAAAGCCATCACCACGTTGATAATAGCACAAGCTAAACTAAGTTTTGATGATGTTAAAAAATTCATACTCTCTCCTTAAAAATGGTGGAGGATAGGGGAATCGAACCCCTGTCCAACGCAGCTAAGATTAAAGTCATTCACAGGTTTAGTCGGTTTTCTATCACAACTCCGACAAAGATAGGCAGTTTTAAAATGATGCTTACTGCCCTGTTGCACCAAGTTTTTTGATTTTTACAACTTATCTGTTGTGTTGCTTCACTTGGACAGATGGCGTGAAGCGACCACCTGATTAAGCAGCTAAGGCTACTTCTTCAAAAAACAAATTATTGTTTGCAATTATTAAGTTTGAACTTTTAAGGTTGTATCTTACCTACCTGCACTCGGCCTCCGAGTTCTACGCTGTCGAAACCATGTAACCCCCTTAAATTAACAGCAATTTTCACAATCACATTGACAACACTTGCAACATTTACAATTTTCCATTTTGTAAGCCCCCTTATTCATAATTAGATAGATTTTCTATAAACTCATCATCCGAAAAGTCAGAACCAACAGGGGCATCTTTAACGCACGATTGTTGAATGATAAGGCCAAAAAGGATCCCAGCTAACAAAATTGCGATTTTTGGTACAAATTGTTTAATTTTGTCCATGTTTACCTCCGATTGTTATGTATACATTATAACCAGTTTAGAGAGTTTGTCAAGGATTATTTTGTTTCTATCGTTCTTTGTAGTTGTTGAAGTCTTTTTTCAATCTTTTCATATGGCATTCCAAACTTCTCAGCAACGCCTTCTTCGCCAAGCACATCTACATCTTTAAGAACTTGTTGTATTTTATACTCGACCTTTGTTCTATATGTGTCGAATGTAATGGACCACGAAGGAGGTAAAACTTGGGCTCCGCCGACATTTGCCATATCAGAGCCACCCCACATTCCTGATGTGCCAAAAAGGTGCTTATGAAGTGTTTTAATATCTTTGGCTTGCTGTGCTTCTCGATAATCCTTAACTCTCATACTCATATATGGCAAGATATCACTATTTTTTATGTTCTCTGGTGGAATCCATTTGTAGTTACCGCTGGAAGGCGCATCCGTGATCGAATCAGAATGAATTCGTATCATTTGTTTCATGTATTGTTCTGGTGATCCTTTCCGTTTAATAAGTTTTCCCATTAAGTCATCATCGGCATCTGCTTGTTGAGTTACTTGTTGTTTGGATGAATCGTCATCTATCGCAGCACCAACACCAGCACCGACACCGGCACCAAGACCGGCAAGTCCACCAACCATGGCAAGGTTTTTCATCCATTTAGGTGCCTCATTTATCTCTTTTTGGGTATTATAATCATCAAGCTTATCAAAGAAGTTATCTTCGTTTGTAAACTTGCGCCAATTTTCCATTATTAATTTCATGTTATAAATAGTTTAAAATTTATAACATCACTAAATCATTTTCTTCGGGTGTTGACGTTTCTAACAACCTAACAAAACCTTCACGGGGTGCTGTGAATTGATGAATCTTACCGGGCTTTATGTGATATGTTTCGCCTGTTTCTAAAACTTTAAATGCTTCTGGTTTATTATTTTTGGACTCGTCTGAGCCTATTTCCAAAATTAATATACCCTGTAAGACAAATATAGTTTTTTCTTTTGTCTCATGAAAACCCCTTGGTGTTGTTTGTCCTCTATTAATGTGGATAATTTTACCAAGATATTTTTTAGTTTTGGCCCAATGAACCTCATGGCCCCATGATTGTTCAACCTTCTTCGCAGTCATGATTACCCTCCAAATGTTTTATTAAGTCACTACAACCGCCAATTACTTCAACACTATCTTCAAAAAGATCAATTTCTAAAACAATTGGAACTGTTCTCATATTGTATAAATCTTTATAGTGTTGCAAAAGTGCTGGTGATTTTTGCATGTCACACATCATGTAATCAAGGCTATGATTTTCTAACACTTCGGCAGCTTTGACACACCATGGACAATTATTGCGTCCAAATATTTGATAATATTTCATATTATCCTCTTAATAGTTTTTTTGTTGAGGTGTTAATTTTACTCTCGATCATTTCGGGCGTTCCCACTACAATAATTTCAGAAAAATTAGCACTTTCATTAATTTTTATCTTTGTAAAGGTAATATTTTTGTCTAAGCCCAAGTCTATCTTACCCTCGACAAGTTCTTGTCGCATCTGCGATTCTTCGGACATAAACACAATATGCTTTGGGTTTACATAAATGTTTGTTATTCTATACATATTGAAAGAATCTTTTTTAATTTGTGTAAGTTTTACCATTTTTATTCTCCATTATTCTTATATCTTCCAGACCGACGAGCCAGTTTTGCCCATCGACATTCACAAGACACTCATGTTTGTTTTGATAATTCAAAAATATACCCATTTTTGGTTCTTTGGTTCTTTGATAAAAATCAATCATTCCGTCGTGCATTTTATAAAGTCCCACCTGTGAGGGCACTCTAATAAGGTCACCGGCACAAAACATCATTCTTGCTCCTGACTCTTTGGCGTCCTATCATAATATTTTTTAGCTACGGGGTCCCACCCTTTCGGAATGCTTTCTGGTTCTTCTGGGGTCTCCATTTCTTCGATGTTCTCTGCTTCTTCGATAGGGACAGGTTGCGGTGGGGGTGGCGGTGGTGCTATAAAATTATTAATATAGCCCTGCATCAAAGTTGAAACCTCATTTAGTGAGTCATCAACATCAGCCAACCTTTTGCGAACATTATCGATCATGGTTGCTGTAAGGGCAACCGCTCCTTTGCCTTCGATGTTTAAAATCTCTGCTACTGATGCTAGCAATTTTGTAGCGTCTTCAAGAGATTTGGCGTTATTCATTGAAATTTCAGCAAATTTGTCTGGTATCTTCTCTAATTCAGTTGAATACATCAATCTTACTTTCATTCTTTACTCCGTTAAATAGAAAATAGTGCTTTATAAATTGTAGCGATTAACAAACCTATGATAGATGTTACCATCACCCATTGGATTTTCGATTGCGATTCTTTCCACTGCTCAAGAGCGCGTAAACGAGCATAAAGACCAGAATCAGGGTTATAAACTGCTTCTTTAATTTTTTTAACATCTTCTAGCATCTCGTCTTGTCTTTCAGACATTCGCTCAATCTGACCTTTAAGGTCCATGATGGCTTGGGTTAAGTGTGTAATATCTTGGTGTGTCATAATTGTGTCCTCGCAACACTAAATAGTGTCACTGCGATACAATGGCGTGCCCTGTTGTTAATAAAGTTGAGGCGACGGAGACAGCGTTTTCAAGAGCACAACGTGTTACTTTTGTGGGATCGATGATACCAGAGGATGTAAGTTCTTTTACCTCATTTGTCATGAAATCGTAACCGTTGCCCTCATTTGAGTTAATAACTTGACTAACAACTAAGTCAGGAGAAAGTCCCGCGTTTGTTGCCATTTGTCTCAAAGGTTCTTGAATTGCTTCAAGTACAATGTCTCGTCCAATGGCCTGTTCCTCGCTCAAATCATTGATTTCTATGCACTTTGCGGCATGTATAAGAGCACAACCACCCCCCGGAACAATACCTTCTAATTGGGCGGATTTAACCGCTTCAAGAGCATCGTCTATGCGATGTTTTTTCTCTATCATTTCCACTTCTGTAGCTGCTCCGACCCTAATAACAGCAACGCCACTAGCAAGACGAGTGATCCGTTCCTGATGACGTTCGCATTCTTTAAGCGACTCGGTGGCTTTAATCTCCGCTTTAATCGTCTCAATTTGTTTGTCAATCTCATTTTGTTCTCCTTTGCCGCCGACGATAGTTGTCCAACTTTTGTTGATTGAAATCTTTTTGCAGTTTCCAAAATGCTTAAGCTGAACATCTTTAAGTTGTAAGCCAGTTTCTCTGGTGAGGTAAGTTGCGCCTATGGAAACGCATAGGTCTTTCATAATGTTCCTACGTTCCTCTCCATAGCGAGGGGCCTTAACAGCGGCAACCTTTAAAGAGCCCCGTACAGTGTTCATGATAAGTGCTGCCAATGCTTGATCAACAATATCATTTGCAACAAAAAGCAGTGGTCGATTTTCTCGCGCAGCGAGTTCAAGCGTTGGAAGAATTTGATCAACATACTCAATCTTCTCGTCGGTAACGAGAATAAGTGGGTTTTCATAATTAACTATTCCGTTTCTTTCATCGGTTACAAAGGCGGTTGCAAGATAGCCCGAATCAAATCGAAACCCCTCAATAAGATCTAGCGATGTCTCAATTGATCTCGCCTCCTCAACAATGACAGAGCCATCCTTACCCGCGCAGTCAACAGCCTTAGCGATCAATGTTCCAATTGTTGTATCATTGTTAGCCGAGATGGTTGCAACATGCTGTATGTCTTCTTCGCTTTGGATTGGTCGAGACAGTTCTTTCAACTGGGCGGTCAGGGCCGTTGTCGTTGCATCCATACCACGCTTCAATTCAATCGGAGAGACCCCCGCAGTAATATACTTTTGCGCTCGGTTAATGATACCACGGGCAAGAACCGTTGTGGTTGTTGTCCCGTCGCCAGCATTATTTGCAGATTCTTCGGCAGCTTGTTTTACAATTTGAGCCCCAACGTTCTCAAAGGGATCTTCAAATTCTACAAACTTCGCGATAGTTACCCCGTCTTTTGTAATGACGGGGGTGTTTTGTTCTTTATGAAAAAGAATAACATTGCGGCCTTTTGGGCCAAGGGTGCTTCCGACATTATCGGCGAGCTTATTGATTCCACTCAACAGTTTCGTGTTCAAGCCTTGACCATTGCTATAGTGCTTAGTCATTAGTCCTCCAAGTTTATAGACATATATATTATAATCACATTTGTGGTGTTTGTCAAGTTAAATTAAAAATCTTTTATAATTGTATTTTTAATGTTATCGGCAGCTTGTGTTGCTTTAATTGCAGAGCCCTTGTCTTGCTCTAAAAAATATTCATTAACGTCTTTGCCCAAGATATCAAGTTGTTGGTAAACCGCAAACATAGAATCGCCAAGCCTATCTGCATACCGGGTTGCTATTTCAACAATGTTTTTGCGGGAACCAAGGTCGAGCGTGGCAATGGGAAATTGCGTATAATAATCTTTTTTAATTCTAAATTGTTTGGGTTTTGCGGGGTCAAAGTCTGCAAAGTTATAAGTTCCCAACATATCGTCCATCAATTCTTGCGTAACCGGAAACTGATACCATTCAAGTTTAAGCTCATCAGCTTTGCCAATTTTGTTTACAACCAAATAGACCATTTTTTTGCCCCAAGGCTCTTCTTCAAAGGCTCTCTTTAAATCTGGGTAGCTGCCTTTGACATAGCCGCCTTTTTGAAGAAGCTTAATGCTGACGGGTACTCCATCTTTATTGATAATATCTTCTGTCGAAATCGATGCTGATGGTACAATCTGTGTTCCACCCACCAAAGAAGCTAAAAAGGCTTCAAACAAAAACCCGGCGGGTGATGCACCAAACTCATGAATGATAGAAGCGAGCGTATCGAGAGTGACAAGGTTGGATAACACCTTTGGCACTTCAATATTATTAATGCAAGAATCTTGATCACATTCATTAATAAAATTGTTGAGATTCTGAACTCTCTGTTGTATGGTGTTCCCTTCAATCTTATTAAAAAACTTTTGAATAATTGCGCGATCCTCATTTCCGGGCATTCCCCACGCTTCCGATATTCTAAATTGGGGTAGTTTGATTGACATCTGTTTTTCAGTTTTTGAAAAATCTATCTTGCTTGCAGCAAAATTATCCTCGTTTAGTAAATTTTTTTCGCGGAGGATTTCGACGATTAGATTATCGAGTTGGCTTAGGTTCTTGTTCATTTTTTGGGGTCTCCTTATATCTATTTAGTTCAAACCAATCTGAATTTCTTCTTGTTCTTATTATTGATCTTCTTATATTTTTCATTTGATCTCATCCAATAATTTGCGTAAATCTAAATTGGCGCAATCGATTTTCCGCTTTGTAAGGTGATAATGCGAGACGAACCCCTTGAAGCTTCCTCTCACCGCCGATGTACTTGAAACATAACTCGTATTACCATCTCTGTCAAGAGGACATTTCAAAGGAATCCCTGTGGCTTTATGAACAGCTTTCATTAAAGCTTTAAGTGCTTCGATCTGAACTGGATAGAAACCAAGGAAGGGTTTTAAAGATTTGCCATGAACTTTTGCCCCCTTAACAATTGGTCGCTCTCCGAAACCATTATCTTTGTACCACTTTTGGTGGCGGGTATAATAGGCGTTGCTTATTTCTACTCCGACTGTTTGGTTATTATGCTTCCTTGAACCAGCGTGCCAAGCGATATGATTCATATCTAAATGCTGCCTGATGGTCCCGTCATTGTCAATAGTGAAGTGAACGCTGATCCCGCGTCGAGTTAAGACGCGGAAGCATGACTCTGAGTTCAAACAGACATCCCAGTGGCAAACGAACATGTCGGGTGTTCTCTTCTCAAGTACTCTTTTGAACCCTTTCGCATGAGCCATTCCACCATGATTAAAATGTAGTACAACTTTTGGCCATTCGATTTCATAATAATCATTATTATAAATAATATTATTAATTCTCGGATTGTTTCTGTGTTCCAACTGAACATAGCTTGATAGTTGGGACTCCCTATGTGTCCACAACCTTCTAAAAGTGGTTGGACCAACGAGCCCATCTGCTGTTAGATTGTGTTCTTTTTGGAACTCAATAACTTTATCGAGCAATTCTTCATCAATCTCATCACATCCGAACCAATCAGGTTCCCAACCAAGCTTCACAGATGAAGCTTCATTATAAAATATCTTATCCATAATATCCTCTAAAGTATTTCGTCAGCGATCCCATATTCAATCGCTTCTTCTGCACTTAAATAAACATTAACCTTTCGATCAATAAGTTTTTGTAATTGTCTTTTGGTCATGTGAGTTTCTGCGGCCATCGCATTGATATAAAGTTCTTGCATGTGCTTAACTGCTTTTACTTCGTTCTCAATACTATGGAGTTCTCCCATGTGTCCAGAATTGACTGAATGGATCATAACACGACAGTGTTTTCCAATCTTTCTTTTACCCTTTGTTCCTGATGCTAAAACCAAAGTCCCAGCAGACATAACTTTACCAACACCAATAGTATGAATCTCGCATTCTCTTTTAGCTCTGGTCATAATATCGTAGATGCCGAACATTTCATCAGCAGAGCCGCCATATGTGGAAATATACATAGTAATCGGATCATAAGGAGCCTCCTTGCCGCTTAATTCCGTAAGCAATAGAATCGCCATCATGAGGTCACCACCCTTCTCTTCATCAACATCGCCCATCAAACCAATTGTTCTGATTTCATTTTGTGGACCGCCGAGTAACTGCTCTAAGGCACCCATGGCCTCTTCTGTTGTTTCATCCGGTGCTGCTGGTGCCTCTGTGGATTTTTCTTTCTTTTTCTTCTTGTCCTTGTCTGAACCTATAATCATTGCATGTCCTCCTTTTTCTTTTGTAACTCTGCGTTGATATAATCCATGGCTGTTCCCCAATCACTAAACGGAATGAGGTGATTATATTTTGGTGGTATACTATTAATAAAATTTCTTATAGTAGTATTCTTCATTGAATGGAGTTCGCGTGTGTCCATGGCTTTCTGAAAGTCTACATACTTCTCGTCTTTATCAGACATCTCCAAAGCAATATACTTTAATTCATTTATCTCATAAACCGATTGAACATTCTTTGCGATCATGATGATGGAATCTTTAATACAAGACTTAACTGCTAAACCTATTGTTCCCATGGCATAAATGTAATCCCACACTCTAAGAATAATTATTCCCGCTATCAAACCTATAAAAAATGTACTGTACTCTTCCACTTTATCTCCAAAAAGAAAGGACGAAGATCAACCTCGTCCTATCATTATAACTCAAGAAATGTTTCTTGTCAAATTATTTTCCAAGAGCTTCGTTCATTTCCTTTTGAGCTTTCTTAGCTTTCAAAATTCTAGCTGCGACACGACGAGCGACTTCTTGAACGATTTCATCTTCGCCCATTTCTTCTTTTTCTTCTGTGACGGTCTCTTCTGTTTCCATCATAGCCATTGCATCTGCTGCATCTTCTGCATCTTCTCCATCTTCGACAGCATCGTCAGCCAATTCGATATCAGCATCCAAATCTGCTTCTTCTTCGCCAGCATCACCGCGAGCAGCAAGCAACTTCTCTAAAACACCAACAAGCACATCAGCTTCTTCAGAAGTGATTTCCATCTCAGGGGCATCACCCATCATTTCATCTTCGACATCAGCCAAAGCATCAGCATCGGCATCAGCAACAGGAGCAAGTTCTTCTTCCTCGGTGACTGTTTCGGTTGTAGCTTCAATTGTTTCAGCCATTTCCTCTTCTTCGTCTTTGGCACCATACATTTCATTAACAGTATTGCTAACCACGTTAGCTTCCATGCCTGCAAGTCCCATAAAACGACGGACGGCGGCTTCTTTCAAAAGTTTCTTGCTCATTTTAAATTATCTCCTTAAAAAGCTTTTCACAGTAAATAGGTTCTTAAAACAAAAAAAGCCAAGTTTTATAAATCAGGATGTTCTTCGGCAATTAAATCAAAAATGTTTTCTAGTTCTCCATCTTTGATTCCGAATTGCCCCATCAAATCTTCTGATTTCTGTTGGTCTTTTTCTATATATTTCATCTTTCTTTTGCTTTGAACTTTATGTTCAGTTTTATATTTTTTGACATACTCCATTAGGTCTCTGTCTTGTTCAAGATAGCCACTCACAATACAGCGAAAGAATTCTGATTGTGAGAAACCATCGTTATCTAATCTGATTCTTAATTGAGCATGTCGAATATGAGTATCAGAAAAGATAACTTTTTTATCTTTGTTCTCGGCCATACTTTAATTAGTACCTTGACTTGATGTGGGTACTACTTTCTGTCTGACCTGCGGCAGTTTGTTTGATAAACTTTGATTTTGATCTTAATTCGCTAAGATTCAAAGCACCAGTATAAGATAAGCCGCTTCTAATGCTACCTTCTAATCCCATGAGAATCTCAACAACTGATCCTTTATATGGTATAGTGTGGGACACCCCCTCTACCGAAGCAGTGTGCCCCCTCCAATCAATCTGGGCCTCTACCGATGCCATGCCTCGATAAGACTTGTATTGTCCATTCTCGCCATAAAACACTTGCCCCGGTGATTCTGCTGTTCCAGCAAGCATAGAACCTAGCATAACAAAATCAGCACCAGCAGCGAGAGCCTTTACAATGTCACCCGGCGTTTTAATTCCACCATCAGCAATTAGTGCTACCGACCTATCGGATTGAGAGCAGTCCATGACTGATTGTAATGTAGGAACCCCATGTCCGGTTTGTATTCGTGTTGAACATATTGAGCCACCTCCAATGCCAACACGAATAGAATTGGCACCCCAATCAGCTAAATCGTTAAAGCCCTCCAAAGTTGCAACGTTTCCAGCCATGATGTGTATATCATAACCTATTGTATTTCTTAAAGTTTTTAGAGCGTGTCTCATAAGAGCATGGTGTCCATGAGCGACATCAACACACAATATGTCACAACCGGCCCTGACAAGAGCAGAGGCCCTATCAAGATAGTCGCCCGTAACTCCTATGGCAGCGGCTTTTCTTCCCCTTGTTCTTGTAACCCTATCACACTGTTTTTCAATCGAATCGTAGCGATGAATAATTCCAAGACCACCGGCTTTACTCATAGCGGTAGCCATAGTTGCTCCCGTTACGGTATCCATTGGTGAAGAAATAATCGGAACATCAAGTCTTCTACTCGTATCCAAATCAGAATGAAGGTCGATTGTTTTACGACTCATTATTTCTGAATAACGCGGCACTAATAAAAGGTCATCAAAAGTTATTGTTTCTGTAATTTTCATTATTTAACCCACGCAGTTAGTGTAACACCTTCAACATCTTCACAATAATAATCATTTATTAGAGGAAAATAAGTATGCCATTCGCAATTAACACTTAAAGAATCTTTTTCCAACCTACGAGCCATCAATTCACCATCATAAAGGTGCATCTCTGCTATGATCCATGTCACGCTATCATCGCAAGTGTTTGTAGTAACATATACATTATCCAATGGGTAATCCTCTGTTTCGGGCTCACAATGCCATTCATAAAATTCTTTTGTCAAAGGCAATGCCGAAAGAGAATCGCCACAGGCGAGCATTAATAATAAACTAATCATCTTTATCTCCATATTGTTTTACTTCTTTTGCAAACTGAGTTGCTTTGTTCCAACAATCGGGACAGTAAAGTCTGACTATTCCTTGTTTCTCCCGAACAATAACATTCCAACTCATTACCATCTCTTTATTCTTCTTATCAAACTCTTTATGACATGTCAAGCAGTTTTCTGGTATTTTTTCAAATAAACCAAGTTTTTGCTCCATATCGGAACCTTTCTTCCCTGCTTTTTTTATAGCTCGCTTTCTCGCTCTTCGTTCGGCTCGGTTCATGATCCAGTACTCCCAAACCCACCAGCACCGCGATCAGTATCAGAAAGCTCCTCTACTTCGTTGAATTGTACCTTTGGATGAGGCATAATAATAATTTGTCCGATACGATCACCAGCTTGATAAACTTGGTGTTCACCGGGAGTCTGCTCATACCAGCCAAACTTTAACATGATCTCACCACGATACCCAGAGTCAATAACGCCAACATGGTTTCTCAACATGTGCGGAGTCTTTGATACTGATGAACGAGGGTAAATTAAACCAACATATCCGTCAGGGATCTCCATAGCTAATCCGGTTTTGTAAACCATGTTGCCATATTTATCTGCTTCACCTTGTTCTGTGGCATACAAGTCCATACCAGCATCTCCGTGTTTTGCGTACTTCGGCGTAACGGCATTGGGGTGCAATTTTTTAATGTTTATTTTCATTTTATCTCCTGTGTTTTATAATTGGCGAATGTGTTTTTTGAAAGTGATTTCCATCCGCCACTAAGGTTTTTTGAAAAAATATTTGCCCACTGATTTATCTCATCAGAGCAAAATATTTCGCGTATTTTATTTAAAGCTATGTTTTGTTTTGGGATTACTGCGTAACCAGAGACAAACAACTCATCTTCACTGCTGTGGCAGATTTGTATTCTATTTTCTACAAACGGAGCCAATAGAAGCTTTTCTTTATTTAATTTAATGCCCTGAGAGCGACCATATTCATACCACTTGTATTTACCGTTCTTGACTCCTTTACCCTTGTCTCTAAAAAGAAGCTTATCTTTCCTTTGTTCCAAGTAAGAATAGGCCAGTGGGTATGTATTTTGGAAAACGTCTTCTTGCAATAGCTTGCCCCCTTTGTAGGGATAAACTATAACATAGTTTTTTTCTTTTTTTGAAATCTCGGATGCCTTAACACACTTCTTTACAATACCTTTTTCAATTTCAAACTCATGAAATTGATCATTTATCTTTTTAATCGTCTTTACTTTAAATGTGTTCTGCTGCTCTGTTAACAACTCTAACATAAAAACACCATCGGCCAAGGTTGCCAAACCCACGCTAATATCGCAAACATCCAACAACTTGGTTTTACGGTTGTTGATGTTTTTTACAAAAGACATTTGTTCTAAATTGAAAATACATGTGTCATCAATAAAGCACTCTTGATAGCCAATCTCTTCATATTTATCAAAGTCTTCATGGCACTTAATATTATTAACTTTTTTGTTATCGAGTACCATTATTGCAGTGTAAGTGTCAACGCCATTAAAAACTTTCTTAGATTTAAAATTTAATATGGTTTGTAGCCTATGTTCTGATTTCAACAAGAGGCGATACTTTTTACAACCCTTGTTGTTAATCCAGCTATTGGGCGCGATAAGTCCAATAATGCCCTTAAATTCAGTAAGCTTTTGCAAGAAAGCGATGTAGATGTCCGTATCTCCAACGCAACAATTAAAGTCCTTTTTTATCCTTTGCTTTATATCATCGTCTAAATTCTGTATTCTTATGTATGGTGGATTTGTAACAACCATGTCATAGCATGAAAAATCTTCATACAAAGAGCTACCGTGTCTTAAATTGATATTATTTGAAAATATTTCTTGTGCATTTCTTATTGCGCCCTCATCAATATCAATCCCGAAAATATATTTTTCATAAACTTCTGAAAGAGGGATGTCCCATCTCTTAGATATTTTATTTGCCATATCGTATAGAAAAACTCCGGTGCCGCAGCAGGGGTCAACGACCTTTGGAGGTGTTTCGCCCTGCCACAGAGCCAAAGCTTTTTTATTTATAAAATCAACTATATCTGGTGGAGTATAGACTATGCCAAGCTCTCTTTTCTTTTTATTGGAAAGAGTTTTTTCATATTTATAAAAAGATTCAATGTTCATGTTATACCAATGATTTGATAATATTAACTTTATTAATAACATCACTCATGTTAACTACGCTTTGATGGTCTTCTGAAAGTCTCACATCGATCACAAATGCTTTGTTATTCGATATTCTTGACATCGTGCTGTCCATATCACACAGGTGTGGTGTTTCATAGTTTTTAATTTCACCGAGCTTATTTCTTACGGGAATACGCTCTGGAATATAATTCACAAAAACCACCAAACACTCTTTGCTTCTTGGTGAATAAAGTATTCTGGTTGTCTCTCCCACCATACCATTAAGATAATTATGTTTATTCTTGTTGTAAGAGCTTTCTGCGCTTTTTAGCAACAAAAATATATCTTTCTTCTCAGATGCATACGAAACATCAATATCAAAAGTCTTACCACGGGAACATGGAATTCTTCTCTCTCCATCATGCCTTTTGTATTGTTCATGCAACAAAGAGGAAAACCAAATGCTTGTTTCGTCATTTAAAATGTCAGTTCTTTTCTTGCTTCGATTGCCATTTTTGTGATTAAGGCTATAATTTAAAGTTTTTTGATAAGTCGCACAAAGTTGTTTTTCAAGTGAAATAATGTCCATCGTTGCCTCCTGATTGCATTAATAATATAACCGCTTTAACAAGTTTGTCAAGGACTTTAGTCTAATAACATCCAAGAATTATTGACTCTCCCATAAGTGCTGAATCCCCAGTTGTCATCATATCGAGGCTTAATCATATAAGGTCGATTAAGATGTATGCGGTCTTTGTTCGGATCAACACTCCAACATCTAATTCTGGTTACAACAGAATTGATGTCAATAACCTCAACAACATAATAAGTCCTGTTGTTCTTGCTCTTCTTGACTGTTATAGATCTCGGAACGCACCAACAGACCATCAAGTCAGCATCATAATCAGAGATGGCTGGAACATATAATTCATCCAATCGAGACTGGACTGCTTCGTTTAAAACCTTGGACATCGGAAAGATTCCAGTCAGATCAGCAATGAATTCAATCTGTTCTTCTTCGGAGAAACTACCTTCGTTTCTATACTTCTCTATATGGTCGTTGAGATTCTTTCTGGTTCGGGGGCGATCCACACATGTCGCATACCAAAAATGTTTGGAGCCGGTAAAACGATCATCAATAAGGTTGTCCAGTGCGCCGCCTCGACACAGAACATCCAAAGCCTTTTTATTAAGTTTACTGTATACGATATTATCATTGAACAATAGCTCCTCAATTGCATTAAATGGCCTGTTGGCGAGTATCTGATCTATGGCTTTCTCACCAAGACCCTTGATGGTTGTAAGTGGAGCAACGAGAGTCTTATCGTCAACGATACTCCATGTCATATTAGACGTGTTTATATCCAAAGGTCGAATTGTGTAGCCATGTTGCTTCGCAAGATTAATGGCTTTTTCTTTTCTTGTCTCTGGTTCTTTATCTAGAAAGGCAGCAATCCACTCCGTAGAATAATAGTGAGAGAGCCAAGCACACTGATAAGAAATAATACTGTAAGAGACAGCATGAGACTTATTGAAACCATACCCACTAAAGTATTCAAAAGTTCGCCAAAGGCCGTATGAGTCATGATCGATGATTCCTTTTTCTCTACATCCTTCGATGAATTTTTCTTTGATTGCTTCTTTAACTTCATGTCCTTTGCCCGTACCTTTCTTAGTAAGTACTTTCCTCAAAAGATTTCCCTCGTCCAAAGTCAAATCCTTACCAAGTTTGTGGGCTAGCAAAGCGATTTGCTCTTGGAATATCAAGAAGCCATGAGTCTCTTTGGTTACTTCCTTAACCATGTCATTTAGATACCGAACACTGTTTGGGGCATCCTTGGCTTCGACATATGCTTTGTCTACTTCTGCCGACAAGGGACCGGGGCGGTAGATCGAAGTGATAGCCGCGATGTCGATGATAGAGCGGGGCTGGGCTTGGACAGCGAACCTTTGGGCTCCCTGTTCTGTAAATTGGAAGATACCAATCCAGCGACCTTTCTGGAAGACATTCTTATAGACTGCTTGATCATCAAGGTCCATAATGCTTGGATGTAAATTCTTATCATAGAATTCCTTAACCTGATCGAATGTCGGATTCTCAACACCATGATGCCGTTGTAATATCTTTGTAATGCAATCCTCAATCATACGAAGAGTTGATAAACCAAGAATATCAAACTTAATGAAACCCATGGGCTCAAGTTGTCTAACATTCTGCCCTTCTGACCAAGGAGTTTGTCTGACTCCCTTCGAAGCTATCAGAGGCATATATTTGTTTAACTCTTCTCCGATTACAACCCCACCAGCATGACGGGAACAACTACGATACTCACCATGTAGAGCCTCAACATGTGTCTTAACATCGGGATACTTCTTTAAGAAGCTTCGTAGGGTTTCAGAATACTCCATAACCTCTTCAAAGGTTGGAGTATAAACGCCAGCTTTAATTCCATGCGCTTTCTTCGCAATTGGAGTTGCTTCAAATAACATCTTGCTTGTAACATTATTAACTTCGCCAAAAGGAATATCATAGAACTTTGATATATCTTTAATCAAAGAACGAAGTTGTAGTGTGTTCCAGTTAGATATTGGAACAACAACATTGTCTCCCCACTCCTCGATAAGAGTTTCCTTCAAAGCCATAGGGTTAGACACGTCATAATCAATATCAGGATAGTCTTTCGCGTCTGATCTGAGAAAACGAGAGAATAGCAATCCATAATGAATAGGGTCAACCTGAGTAATACCAAGGCAATATGCAACGAGAGAACCAGCAGCACTTCCTCTACCGGGTCCAGAAAGTTGTATTTCATTTGTTTTATCCGTAATAGCTTTCATTGTTAAGAAATATTTTGAGAAACCACGATCAGCAATAACCTTCAATTCATGTTCCAAGCGAGCAACATACCGCTGGTCTTTATGAATTTTATTGGGAGCGTCAGCCAGACCTTTGAAGGTAAGTCGCTTTAAGTATTCATCCTCTGTATATCCAGCGGGAACAACAAAGTCAGGCAAGCGAACAGTATCATCGGGATAAAACTTCTCAATACGATTGAACGCTATGTTGTGCGTCTCTTCAAGAGTTGCCATAACAAAGTCATCATCGTATGTAACATTATTTAATTTAGAATACTCTTTGTATGACTCCCACACTTGGTCTCCGTTCTTCGGATAAAGCTCATAGCCAATCTCTTCGGCTGATGTAGGGAGTGTCATCTCCAACCATTCGGGCTTACCTTTGCCAAGCCAACCAAGTCGCTTGTATAACTCTCTGTCTCGCCAAGCATCGGGATTGGGATAGTGTGAGTCAACAGTAGAAACAACCTTAACATCAAACTCTTTACAGACTTCGATAACATACTGGTTTAATTCATGTTGTTCTGGTATGTTGTTCCATTGGATCTCGCCATACCAGCGGTCACCAAAGATAGAGACCATTTCTTGTGTAACTTCTCGCATACAGTCCAGAATCGCCTCTCTTCCTTCGTCTCGCTTGTTCCAATAGCAACCCGCATATACACCACCTAGACAAGCCGAAAGTGCAATTACACCCTCGTTATGCTTCTTTAAAAGGGCATAATCTATGCGAGGTTTGCGGTAGAAATATTCACCAGTATAACTCTCTGAGATCAGCTTAAATATATTGTTTAAGCCAGTCTGATTCATAGCCAAGAGAACAAGGTGACGAGTACGATTGATATTGCTACCACCGCCAGATTTAGTTTCGCCTTCATTCTCAATCGTAGTTCCTGATTGATCGTTGTCAAGTTGTCTTGCTTTCTTTTTATCTGCTTTGTGTTGTTCATAAACTTCTCTCCACTCTACAACATCTGGAATAAAATAAGCCTCAACGCCATAAATTGGCTTGAAGTCTTTGCCTTGTTTCAGCATCTTCTTTGCATGTAGAACCTGACCAGCGAGGCCGTTCTGGTTTCCATGGTCGGTCAAAGCCAAAGCTTTGCCTCCATTCTCATAGCAAAATTCCATATGCTCTTCTGGTTTGCCGAATCCGTCAAACGGAGATCCAACACCAGAGTGTGCGTGTAAGCCAACAAACTTTATATCATTCATATACCCTCCATGAATGTTATTAATGTATCATATTATTATTAATCTGTCAACCACCAATTTGGAATATTTCCATTTTTCCACTTGGCGATGTGAGATTTTTCTCCACGATAATAAGAACGATATGCCTTAACAGCACACTTGTTCTTATATTGTACAGGCATCGCTTGGGCGAAAGGAAGTAAGCCAGTCGTTGGTAGTCCTATATTTAATGTCCTGCACCATTCGATATGCTGCTGTGACTTGTGGACCTTACCATATCGCTTGGTGTATTCGGAACAAAGAGCCAAGCCATGGGTGATCAGCCAGTCCCAATTTTGTTTTGTTTTGGCGGCCCAAAGAGTGCAAGGGTGATTCTTGTGGGTCGCTTTATAAGGGGCAACAATTCCCTGATTGTGGGCGACGGTGCATAGCATCTGTGCTGTTTCAAGGATCATCTTAACAACATGCTTATCGCACATCATTTCGGCTGAAGTTTTCGGGCTGTGATCTAAAACAAATATATTCATGTTACCTCCAATGTCTTTATAAGATATCACGGTATTTTTTATCTGTCAAGGGACATGATAAAATTTTTTATCTTTCCTCCGATAACATTTTTACTTGCTTGATTGATAATTGTAGATTATAAAGCTCTTGGCCAGCCTTTAATCTACTTTCTATCTCTTTCGCTTCCTCTAAAAGTCGAATATCTTTATCATCAGGTAGTTTCAAAAGAATCTTATATTCAAAATTGTCCTCACCATAAGTATTATAATCATCCTGTATCCTTTTGTTTTCATGACGATTTGCCCTAAGTTTTCGCCAGTGATCGTGCCATCTCATATTTATGGCTTTTGACTCGCCGATGTATGACTTGTTATTAGCATGATTTATAATCTCATACACACCCGACACACCGTTTCCCCATTTCTTCTTTATATACCTCTTGTGACGTTCCGTTTGTTTTGCACGAAAAGCAGGGTCATTCGCCCACTTTTGACGACGCCACTTTCTTGTGGCTATTTTACCAGTTTCTGTTTTTTTCCATGCTTTAGATTTTTTATGTTTACAAACCTTACAGGTGGTGTACAAACCTGATGTTTGGTGCGCGGCACTGTGAAAGTACTTGGTTGTGGCAGGTTTATACTCCTGACAAACGGAACATTTCTTTTTTTCTTTCCCTTCCTCAATAATGTGGTTAGCACAAGTATAACACTTTATGCATCTTTTGGAATAAACCTTTTTATCTTGTCTCGCTGTAACTTTGTAATAACTTTCAGTTAGTGGAAATATTTCTTTACATTTTGAACATTGTCTTTTATTTTGCATCTGGAGTGTTTTCGTAAAATCTTGTCTTTGTTTTTTCTTTTTTTCTTTTTTACGTTTTTCAGCCGCCAAGCCAGCAGCAGATTTGCTATATCCTTTAAAGTGTTTGTTCATACATTCTTTGCATTGATTGTGAAAACCATCACTTGACCCCTTCGTTCGTCTATAAAAGTTTTCTGCTGTTAGGGTTTTGCCTTGGCCACATTTAATGCAAAATTTATATTTTAAATCTTGATTCATAAAGAACCTCCAATGTCTTAATAACATATCACGGTGTTTTTTATTTGTCAAGTAAAATAACCAAACTGGTTAAATTAAATCCGGTCATATATCTTCTTCCAACTCTGGATGGAAACCAATATGAACCACCTTTCCGTCTTTGGTTATTGACTTGTCATCAATTTTTATTTCCGCTGGGTATTTTTTCTTGGGATCGTCATACCAATAATAAACATCATAGCCGCCGTCTTCCAACAATGTAACGACAAGACCACGATCATAATCTTTATCTTCTGCTTTTAAGATTATATCCCTGCCTCTTGGCAACATGAGATCGTGTTCACTTTTCTTCTCTTTTTTGTCTTCTGATTCATTTATTTTAATTCTTATCATCTTGCCACTTCCATACGACCTTCTTTTGCGGCCATCTCGTTCCAAACATCCATAAAAATCTCAAGGACATCTTTCATCATTAAACCAGACCCATTAATAATTGCTCTGATTCTATCTTTTAATTCTATCACTTCCAACGGTGCAAGAGCATACTCTGGGTGGTCTTCCATGAAAGTACTAATCTCTTGTTCGACTATCTTCGACAGAGTGTCTGTTTCTATAATAATTCTCATGCTATAAATAGAATTTAGATAATAAAAAAGCCCCTTTCGGGGCTAAAGTGTTTTACTATAAAAACTTCTATCTTTCTAAACTATCCACTTCGGCATCTAGATCGCGGAAAGCATGATTCGCTCGATGACGGAGGCCCCTTCGGGCTTTGTCGCTCAACTCGTTCATCTTGTCAAAAGTGTCCGAGAATGTTTTAATATCTAAACACACAAGTGTAAAGTAATGACCATTCTGCATATCACTTTTCTTGGCCACCGTACCAGATAACGACATAGAGGCAACTTGCTTTGAAACCGATGTGGTTAGCTCTTCTGTGAAGTCCTTCCCGTTTGTCTCGCCTTCTTCGATATAGTCTTTGATCATCGATTTGACCTTGACTTCAAGTTGGCGACCTAATTCATCTCTCCCGCGAGCGGTCGCTGATTGTTTAGCCATGGCTATATTACCTTTGTGTTTGTATGAGCCCACAGCACAACCTGCTGGTGGGGTCATCGCCCATGAAGGCATTTGAGAGGACATTTCTTTAGATACCGTGGGGGCTTGTTTGCCTCCACATGCCGTCATGGACAAAACCAAAGCGGCTGAATAAAATAATCGTTTCATTTATTACTCCTATGTTGATTATTCTGATTGTTGATTGCGTTGTTGGTCTTCATAGGCATTATACATAGACATGCCCAAGAGAGAAGCCAACATAACAAACCCTACCCCCACGGCAGGATTAAGACCCAAGACGATAGCAAGAGAACAAGCTCCGATAAGTATTAATGATACGATGAGAAAATATCCCATTATCATCATAAAATCCTTTGCTCCACTTTTAATCCACGAATAATTATTTTTCATTTTAACTCCACAAGACACTTGATTGTGCCTTCATATAATAACATGTATTATAATATTGTCAAGTAAAAAGTTTAATTTATTGTAAATACCCTGTCCCAACGACTTCCCATTCCATATGGGTTTCGATGTAAGAATTAAAAATATCTGTCTCGACCTGCTCCACTTTGTGCCTTGCCAAGTGAATTGCGACAAGAGAGCCAGCGGGGAACATGCTAAGATATTCTGCGGGAACTAATAGAAAGCCGTTGTCTTCTCCAACACATGTAGCATGGCCGAAGAACACAGTTCCATCGCCAGAATATGCTGCTATGCGAACCATGAATAGCGAATTAACACTTGTTGGTGCCCAACTAAATGCTGCTCCTGATCTGTTTATGGGGGCGGCGAAAGCATAAGACGGATCAACATAGAACATAGTGTAGGGCTCTATGAAATCAAATCCATGGCTGGAAAAGAAAGTATATGAACCCGCTTCTGTTTGAACTTGATAGGCAGCATCTCTTTGTAATTGCCCTTCATAAATATTCTCTGTCTGGAACAGGCCAATACCAACTTGATTAGCCGTAAAGTTATGGCTTGTATTGGTAACACTAAGAGAAGAGCCGATATCTACTGGAATAGTAGATGGATTGATACCTGTTAGGGAGTTTGTACACTCCCCAACTTCTGGTATCCACTCGGTATGAATGTCGGAGATCGGCTGGTGGAACTCAGCCGAAAAATTAATTCTAATTTCTTGTGTCTCACCAACGCACATCGGACAGGCGACCTGTCTTAAATGAAGGTGTGTGTAACCAGATATACCCATTCGCTCACCAGAAGGTTCTGAACTTGGTTCCACTCCGGGCTCAGAAGGCTCCATCGATGGTTCTGCTGAATCAACGACAACAACTTCTGTTGTGTCTTGTTGTTTGTCTGTATATCCGAGCAAGCCAACTTCTGTTGAACATGCCGCCATTAAAATTAAATTAATCATTTTATCTCCGTAATTCTTTTATTTAGCTGTTGACGGACATCAAGCCGTCAATAACTTCTCGACTCAAGGATACTGTGCTTTCGCTTTCAGTTTCTTGAATACTCACACTAAACCAAGGCTCGTAAATAAACTCTGGTTCCCAGATTTGGTGGTGGTTGCTTTCAAAAAATTCAACGATTGTTTCAGCCGTTGGGTCATCTGATAGCACAGCTTTCAAGTCACCAATCAAGGGCGAATCGCAATCATTATCATAAACAAAATCACTATGAAATTCTTCTAGCCAAGTGTTTGCTGCGACAGTAACTGCTTCGCTATAGTCAGCAGTTGTTATGAGTGCTGTTGTGTCGGTTGCTGGTCGTTTGTAGTCATCGACGTGACTTGTTTGTATTACAGTGTAAATTGCCATGATACCCTCCTATTTTGATCAGGACAAGTATATTATAACATGTTGTATAACATTGTCAACACAAAAGTATTACTTTTTAATAAAAAACCACCAGACGGCTCTGGTGGTCAGTGGTAGATATGCTTCGCTGTGTCATGTTTAAATAGTTTTAGTGAACACCGTTCTTGTTATTTTATAATTTACAGAGTACGAATTGGTCTATTATTAACTTTCTATGCGAATTATCAAACAACCCTTAGTTTGGAGGAATCCGGTAAATACCTTCCAGTAAGCTTGAGACGGTCCCTGTTCTTCGTCCAGTAATCTTGTAAGTTCAAGGGAATATCTGCCCTTGTGCTATCCAGAATCTTTATATATGTATCCATTGTTTCTTGATAGGTCTCTGGATTAGAATTCTTCACCAAGTAGTCGTATAGTGAGTAGTATTTCTTTGTCTGTTCTTCATCAATTGGGGAGCCATAAAGCTTACCGAGCAATTCAAGAGCATCCTCAACATCACGAACAACATATTCGCCTGATTTTTTATCCCTTACACCCATACCATGAACAAATGAATACCCTTTGGTATTAAACATGGATAATAACAACTGAGTCCTGTGTAATCCTTTTAGGTTCTCAACAGGTGCATCGGAATAGTAAGCAAACTTCAACCATTTAAGGTTGCCGACCATCCAATCAATTTGGACACCAATATCCATTTGATCACCTTCGGGATTGTATTGAGGAAACAAAGTAAAAATGTTTGAGAACTTGGTTTTCTTCTCGGCAACTTTTATAATGTCTGAATTCTCATTAATATATTTCGCGATCAACGATAGGAATGCTTTCCACTTGGACATTTCTTCTGTAGCTGTTCTCGATCGTTTTTTAATTTGACTATACTTGGCTTCCCACTCTTCGGGATCCACATTCCAAGCGGCAAAATCATTAGCATCAACAAGTCCATCGGGAAAGAATGATTTAATATCAAAGGCCACATCAATATCGCCAGAATATGCTTTCTTTCCTACACTACCCACAGGATTAAATTGGGCGAACTGCTGTGCTTGTTTTGGAAATAGTTTAGTTAGTTCGTCACGATACTTGTCAAGTGTTGGTTCGATATATTCTAGTGGGATTCGGGCGGTTTCGCCTTTAAAGATATTCCCGCCTTCTCCTAATACTGCAATAAGTTCTTCTTTTATCATTCGCTTGAGATCGTTTTTATTTATTTTCATCTGTGTTCTCCACTTTTACTAAAACATCTGCGGCCATATCGTTTTCATCCATTTCTGGATTAATCCATCTGACTCTGACTATCTGTACATTATCTACTGTTTTGACTTCCAAGGCAATTCCAAGATCACCGCTCATCACCCATGCACCCTCACCTTCAAAGTAAGGAGCATAGAGAACTAAATCTCCAACCTCTAAACTATTATAACCCGTTTTGCCCACGTTGTAAATAGAAAAGTTTATTTTTCATGTTCATATTTTTCTAAGAACATCTCAAACATAATAGAAGCATAGTTCGCACCAACCCACATAACATCATATTCATAAAAATGATCAGTAAATGGTGATTCCTCCGGTAAGATCATTTCAACCTTAAAGAAGCCTATAACAAGCCCCACTCTTGGGTGCGTATCATCAGAACTTGAATAAACATATGTTACCAAGTCGCCTACATTAAACTTAGGCCCTTCGGAAGTGTTGCTTGGATTCATTTGATAATTTAATTTGGCTTACACCAAACTTCTCATGAGGACAGAAAATATAAAAATGTTCACCAGTATCGTGAGTGCAATAATACTCCCTTCCTTTCTCAAAAAAAGCAAAACTATTAATACAAATTAATGTAGCACCTTGGAAAGAGAAAGTTATATTCATGATATGTCCTTGGGTGGTTCATAGAGTTTCAATTCATGATCAAAGAAAAAAACTTCTCGGCCTTGGATCAAAACAAGATAATCATATTCGCCAGTTAGCCAGTCTTGATATTGCATTAAACTAATGACAAGACCAATTTCACCCGGCTTTACGACATGATCATCAAATGTTAATTCTACAGGCATTTTACTAACCACTAAATCTCCAACTTTAAAGTTTCTTTCCCCAAACACACAGTACCCTCTAAAATACCTAGTATCATGATTTAGTATTTCCATCCAACTTGGCGTCAAAGAGTTCCAATTCTTGATCAAAAAACACAAGAGTACGGCCACGAACCATTACAATATAATCAATTCCCCACACTGATAAGATTTCAGTATCATATTCTACTCCTACAACCAGACCAACATCTCCGGGTTTCACAATCATATCATAAATCATGAATTCAACTGGCTCGCTAATCACTACGAGATCCCCAATTTTAAATCTACATTCTTCTTCCAACAGCAGCATACATATTAAATATCACTCTGGTTCTGCTTCGGCAAGTAAGGGCACTTTATATGCAGAAGCGGTGGCTTTTACTTGACCCACTTTTGTCTCTGCTATTTCTCTACTGTAAACACCAGCTACACCTCTGCCAGAATTATGTACATTTAGCATAATAGCAGTCGCATCTGCTTTATTCCTGTGGAATATCTTTTCTAAGATCGCCACAACAAAATCCATCGAGGTATAGTCATCATTATAAAGCACGACTTTAAATTTCTTCGGTGGCTCAACTTTATCTTTATGTCGGTCCAGTAGACCGAGATCTGATTGTTTATCTATTTTCTTTTTAGGCATTAGTAATCCCCCCAGTGACAATCGCATGGCTCGCAACCACACGCAAAACAATAATCAGTTTTTTCTACAACTATAAAAGAACCATGGTTTGATAGCCCCTTTGGATAAACAGCAAGACCATGTTTCTTTGCTGCTTTCGCAACAATACTTCTCATTTTTTGAGAATTTCCAGTAATAACTTCAACCGGAAGCTCATTCATTAAAATAAAATTTACTACTTCTGTCTCGACGGAATCATGTCGTTTTCCATGTAAATCAAGTTTCTTCATTTCACATCCGGTTCAAAAGTTTTGAGACGAAGTTGTCCGTCTTTAATTAGAATATAAGTAGAGTGTTCAACCCAATCACCTATGTTGGCATAGGTTTTAATCTTCTCCATCTCATCAACCCAAATAACAACTTCTGGTATGTGGGTGTGGCCCATGATAAATACATCGGCCCCTTTGTTGAGTTTCATTATATCCCACACTCTTCTGAGCTTTCTTTTCTTTTGTTGTTGGCTCACATACCAAGCGGCAAGATTCCACTTGAATACCCTCTCCAAGAGATCATGAAAGATAGAAACGATATTCATGGTGAATTTCCAATGGACTATACCTTTTTCGTATTTATCGCCATGCTCCACTCGATAGTGGCGACCTGCATAATCAAATTCATATTCTTCCATGAACTCAATACCAGCAACGGTCTCACCTACAAACTTATTAAAAGCTATGTCGTGATTCCCAACAATATAAATAATTCTTTTATTGTCTCGGTTCAAATCTGATATTGTCTGAAACAATTCGGCTGTATGTTTTGTGAATGTTGGAACACGAATGAAGTCGATAATGTCACCAGCGAGTATGATTTCATCAAAATCTACTGAATTTAATAATCTCTGTAACTTGGATTCCTTTGAATGCAAAGAACCCATATGTATATCTGAGATGATCAATCTGGTGTAATCTTCTTCCACTTTGACTCCGCTTATAATAAGTATATCTTATATTAGAAGTCTTGTCAAGTCAAAAAGAATCGAAATAAATAACACCGGATACAACCGCTACACTCAAAGCCAGTCCTAGCATAATTTTAAGGAAATCGCCAACTAACATGGGGAAAATAACTTTGACTTCCTTGTCTTTGTTGAACATTCTATATACAGCTAACTCTCGACCAGCAAGCAGCCCAATAAATACCCAAGTTGTGCTCATCGGTATATCATTATAAATTTTGAAATACCAGAGAACCATAGCATAAAACAAATCAATCAAACATGCTGATCGAATAAAGCGAGTTCCACTTTTTGAAAGGACTATCTCTTGTATCTTACCTCCGTTCGTCTTGAATAGGTGACCAAGACCGAGAACTAAAATAGCTATGATCGAAAGCATCATGGGAAGCCCCACACCTTCTCTCGGCAAATAAACAAAGACATTTGCTATATCATGAGACAACCACATATGCCATAAGAATCCCGTAGAAAACCACTGTGCGATAGACCAGAACTTTTTATTATTTTCTTTTACTGGTTCTTTCTCATTTAAGTATCGAGACATAACGGTCCAGATAAGATATGAAGCCACAGCAGCTATAGCATAGCCCATCGCAGATTTCATAATTATCTTTTCCAACACAAGACCGCTAGAGAATGCACTTAAAGTCAATAATGTTGTGGAAACTGGTATTCCGTAACGGGTCAAGCCCAACAAAAGAGCGGGAGCAAGAGCATGATACCATTGAAACTGCTCTGGAAGTGGTATTTTATTTAATCTTCCAAATGCGATATCGCCTTGGGACCAGCCATACATTAAAGTACCGGCTAATATAACGGATGCAAATAACCACATCCAATACCATTTAACTTTTTTACTATTAGAACTTATAAAAGTTCCAAGCGTTTGGGCACTATCGTTACCTATAACAGAGTAAGCGGCCAGAAGAAACCCGATGGTTCCAAATACTATTGATAAAGTCATTTTTTGCCTTTATGATAAATAGGAAAAGGAGCCATCGTAATGTTTTTAATCGAACAAATGGGACAATAATGTCACCTACTTCATGAAGACCTGTATGGCTATTATCATGCAAGCCAAAACTATACAAAGTGTTGTTTTTAGATTAAATGGGCTTTCATGTAAATGTATCCAAGTTAAAGTTGTAAATACTATCATGCCGCTTGAAAAAGCTAAAAATCTCGATGGCCATAGAGCATCTGAGGCTTCGTAAATATTTTTTGTTCCATACCAAAACAACAATGAAACAGGGACAGCAAAAATACATGATGACAAAAGAGCCTTGTCTTTCCAAAATTCCCAAACAAATTGACTGTTAAGTTGATACCAAGCAATTGTTTGTGCTGCCGTAAAAAATAAAAAACCCACTATTAGTCTATAATCCATCAAGCCCCCAAAGCTTTCATATCGCAAGAGTGGTGTACGCTACATCTTGGTTCGTACATTTCTTTTCCGCCCACTTCTATTTCTCCAGTAAAATTACCATCTTTTTTATAGGTATAAAAAGCATCAGCCCCACAAATAGTGCATACAGCGGGACAAACTTCAACCCTAGTCGCCCAAGGTAACATTTTAGCAACTTCTTCAAAAGGTTTAAGGTCGGATGAAAGCTGCAATGACGAGATCAAAACAGTAAAGCCAGTCTTATATAAATCAATTAAAACTTCCGCAGAACCCTCAACCATAAAAGCTTCATCCAAAGCAATGACACCAGATTTTGCTTGGCGTTTTTCAAGATGCAAATATATCTCCTCTGCTGCTACAATCGGCAGAGAGTTAATTTCGTAACCTCTATGGGTTACAATAGACTGTCCTTCGGGATCATAACGAGTGTCTCGCAAAGGTTTAAAAGTAAAAACCTTTCTTTGTTTCAATCTATATCTTTCAACTGCACTAAGCAATCTTGTAGTTTTTCCACCGAACATGGGCCCAGTGAAGATTACAAATTCGTTTTTCATATTCCACCTTTGTTAATATTATAACTTATAATTATTAATTGTCAAGATTTAAATGTATAATTAAACAAAGTTTTAAGAAAAGAAATAACAACCTTATCTTTTTCGTCTTCTGATTCAGCTTGGGACATATACCAGCCGAAAGATTTTTGTTTGTGAGCAATTTTTTTATTCAAATCTGATATCTCTTCTCGCAACAATTCATTTACTTTTTCATATTTTTGTGGATGAATGTCTAACTCCTCGGCAATTTCAAGAAGCTGGCCCCATTTTTCATTGTCAAGGGCCTCGGAAGCACGTTTAAACATCTCTTGTTTTTTTATAATATCAGGGGTTTGTTCCATGTTGGAAAACTTATCCGGGTGAATTTTCTTGGCTATACCACGAAATATCCTTTGGAAGATCTTTTTTTTGCGAGATTGTTCTGGTGACAACTCTGCCTTAACATCTTCTTTCTTTTGTTCTTCTGTAACTGTGGGTTTATTTGAAAATTGTTGCACTTTTTCTGGTTGTTCTGCTTCAAGATCAGAAATTGAAATATTATGTTTAGCACAAAAATCCCTATAATATATTTCAAACTCCATGTTGCCCTCGACGCAAGCTTGGTCAACGTAATCCAATTCAGAATATTTAAACCTCAATTCATTAGATAACTTCTTATATAGTTTGAATGTACTAACGGCCACACTTAGTCCTCAACATCAACAGCGACCCTGTTGAACTCGCTGTATTTAAATAGATTCTTTGTGGGTCTAACGATGCTATGAGCCAAATCTGTTTTCATAAAGTCTCGATATTCAGCCCAAGAGCTTATGTTTGAAAAATCATCTGGTTCGTATATTGTGGCATTATCTAAATCCAAGTCCGTGAATACATCCTTTAAATCAAAATAACGAGCACTCCATCTTTGTTCTATAGGCAGCGGCTCAACTGGGATTGCTTTTGTAGAGTTGGGAACACTTTTATATTTACCTGTTCCTTTTCTTACATTTCTCCTGTATTGGACGAACTCATCTTTTCCAAACGTGAAAGAAGTATAGTAATTGTCTTGAACGGTCTTACCTTGATATGATACATAAAAGTTTTTTTGTGTCTTGATAAGTTTTCGTTTCTTGTCGAGAAACCTTGGATCAAAGATACCATAAGGAAAAGAGACATAATATTTGTCTGGTATCATCCAAGTTGATAATCTGGCCGATGTCTTAAATGCAGAAAGGGCACCATAAATTACACTCCAAGAAAGACAATCTCTTCTGTCTCTATCCTTTGGATGAACTGGAACCCAGAAGATCGGAATCCTTCGCTTTAATGACGATGGTTTTGGCCCGAGAGTATTATAAAAATATAAAGGATCCTGTATGTAGTCTCCGATTCTATATCTCACAATAGGGGCTATATCATCGTTACATACGATCCAAATTGTATCACAACCAGCGAAAGCACACTCAACAACAGCAGCCTCTAACATAGTATAATTGGGAGCGACAGGCATCATGCTGTCTGGAAAGGGCATACCGAAATCTAAGCTTTGTCCGGCAATTGGTATAATCCCCGTAAGGTGGAAATTTGCTTGTGACGGAAAAGTTTTTTCGTGGAATTCCATAATTTACCTTCTCTTCTTCTTTGTTCTAAAATTGTGGTTGTTGAGTAAAGTGGAGTATAATTTTTAATAATGTCTCGGTGTGAATGCTCCACTTTAACAGCATAATGAAGTTGGATGCCTTTTTTATTGTATCCGTTCGCTGTTCCTCGGATGCCGTTGTCCTTCATCATTTTTAACACTTTAAGGCGAGCATAGCTCTCGCTGCTGTCGTAGTTTTCTATATCTGCTGTTCTGATCTTGGAGAAAGCGACAACATCTTTGCGGCTTCGATTGAGCCCTACTCGCTTTGGTGAATGAAAGAACAACTTATTTACGAATCTGGATTTCTTGTCTTCGATAAGTATGTGAGGATGGACGGTTCCCGAATGGACATGAAACCAATCATAAACATTCAGAGATGAACTAGAAATTTTGTCGAAATCGATCCTTTCATTATATCTTATCTTAATTCTTGAATTATCGACGGTTGTGATGCTAAATGCCTTTCTTTCGCTTCTAATATTTTTAACAATGTTGGGAACAAGCACAAGACCACCCATAGAAAGCAAGAATGTTAGGCGATCCCATAATTCAGATTTATAAACATCTCTTGCTCCCTCATATCCCAAGAATTTATAATCATCAAGGTTGGTCGCCTTTTCCAACTCAAAAGGAATGAGCGGCTCTTTTATGATAATGGGGGTCTCCGAGACAAACGAATAAAGTAGTGCCTCTAAGGATCCCCCTATGATTATTTTATTATAAAAAAATTCTTGTTTCATCGAAAACCAGTGGATTAAATTGTTTCTACCATTTTAAGTAAGAATTCTTGCGGTACATCAGTAAGTAGTTGGTCACCAATCATTATATTGTAAGCCCAATAGCAAAAAGGATCCTCTTCGGCACTATAAAACAAGGGGTAAGTTAAGTTCTTTGGTCCAGAAATCACAAGACCAATGGTTATTAGTTTGTTTTCTAATACCAACTGACCGAATTCATTTAGAATCACAAGGTCGCCGACTTTGAATTTAACATCCACCCCTTATTTCCTTATACGACCCCACAGTGACCGGAAACAGTTCAGTAGCGATTTCAAGACAGGCTTCCGCTGCTTTTTGGATTTCCCATTGTGCTCCCATATGTGTTCGTAAGTCAATGAATTTAAGTAGGTTATTAAGATTAGTTGTTCCATAATACTCGGTATATAGATTCTGGGGTAAAATCATCCTTGCTTGTTCTCGACAAACCCCGTTTGACATGAGGTCTCGATAAACATCCAAAGCTCTATTTGTTTGTGTTTCTAAAATTTCAGAAGCACGAATGCCTTCGCCATAATCAGACCAATCATGAACTATAACAGGATTAGCTACTTCGTCTGGGTTGGAGGCTTGTCTGTTGGATTTGTGTTGGGTTCTAAATTCTTTCGGCAAATAAAATTGCAAATCCTTGTCGGTATATCTACGAGAGATTTCGTTATAGGACCAAGTTCTGTGCCTATGGTGTTGCGAACGAACAAATAAAGGGACAGTAAATTTAAAGGTAACAACACAATGCTCCAAAGTAGAAGTGTGTCTGTGCTTAATAAGGTAGTTAATGAGTTTTCTATCCCGGTTATCCAACTGAGACTTTTCAATACCAAAAGAAACCCTAGCAGAATTGACGACGGAAAGGTCACTGCCCATATGAGAAATGTAGTCCACACGACCAATCCCGTCACCATATAAGAGAACAGATTTTTCATATTCGCTCACTTCTTCCTCCGCACAAATTTAATTTTCTTACCTTTGTGCATCTCTGCCTTAATCATTGCTTCGATAACGGAATTTGGAGCATCAACTTCAATCTCTTCTTTAAACATATCATCGCTTTGAACGAAGTATTTCTTCAAGGGACCATCTTTTAATATCCTTGTAAGACTGAGAGCAAAATGTTGTTCATATTTTCCTCCAAAAAGATCTTCTATAAATTTTTTAATCTTTACTAAATTATGCTGCTCTGCTGTGCCAGTGAGGTTATCCAAATCTGCATAAAGATCTGTTTGTTTAAATCCCTCTTGATCGTTTGTTTGCCTCATCATTTGATTATAAATTGCTTCGGTCTTTCCTTTAAGGTCTTTTGCCATTGCAGCAGTATCGCTATTGGCCGGGAGATCAAGAGACTCTTTCATTTTTTTAAATTTGACATCTTCGGTCTCGTCATCTTTTCGCTTTACTTTCTCAGGATATTTGTGATCCTTATCTTTGCCATAATATTCATTCTTTGGCTCTGGGTGGCCACCATATGGCTCATGATGGTCGCCCCATTGAGGAGTATCATCGTGACCTTCTTTAAAGACAAATGTTGATCCACGAACTCTGGACCAGAAATTAGCATCCTTTTCAATTGGTTCGAGACTTGTCCAAGGGCCGCCGTATTCAACACGACTACCATCAGGAGCAAAGGCATCGATATATCTTTTGCCAGATCGAGAACCCATTTCTCCAAAAATGAAAGCATCTTGTTCATATTTTGAACTCAATTCTTTCGCCTTCTCAAAAAGATCGGATTCACCCCTCTCAACATCGCCTCGTTCTTCATCGGTAACGACAATCGACTTCTCAATAACGCGAACCTCGTTGCCGTCTTCATCTTTTTCAAGCCAAGAGCCATCAATTTCAATAAATGGAAATCCAGCAGCTTTCCAAGCAGCTTTTAATTCTTGACTTCTTTGGTCATTTTCGTTTCTTGATTTTTCATGACGATCAGCAGACATTACAACAAAAGAAACATCTGTTGTGTCCACTTTATCTTTAATACGATTAAAGGAAGATTCAGCAATAACTGGTTCCTCTAAAAGCATAGACGGTCCAGCCGCCTCTTTAATTAATTCTTTGAGCATTTTAGCATCTAATTTCATTTTGTAAATCTCCCCATTACATAATTGTCTAGGACTAAATAGATTTCTTTACCTTTCATCTCTATTTTTTCTAGCATTCTTCTTTCAACAATTATGGTATCATTATCTGATAGAGACCCAACAAGCTTGCTGTCGCTCGCTACTGCGAGGACAGAACAAGCAAGATAAGGTGATTCTTGTTTTTTATAATCATCGGGGAGCATAATCATAGAATTTGTTTCTTCTTTCTTCTCCTCGATGGGTTTAACTAAAATGTGACGGTTAGTTGGTTCAAAGTTCATTATCCCTCCACTTCGTTTTTAGAATCTTGAATGTCTTTTCTCATTTGTTTGAGTAAGTTAATAGCTTCTTGACAAGCTTTTCTCGCTCTAACAGCAGATGACTTATAGCCATACTTTTTATTTTCAATCTTATCAAGATCATCTGCCGTACCGTTTAAGATACTGATTATTTCTAACATTTTATCGTTCATTGTTCTTCTCCAAAGTTAATTTCGCACGAATCATTCGTACAGTATTTAGAACCGACTCCCTCTTCTTCTGTTTCGATTCTTTGTATAGGGGTAATCCACTTTACCATTTCATTATATTCTTCTTCCGTAATTGGCTCGTAAGGAGCTTGTTCATAGCCTGTCTCTTGATATCTCAAGAAAGATACCGCTTTGAGGCGAGATTCGTAAAGTTCCAAGGCATCTTTGATTTGAGGTGCCTCATCGGCATTAAAGGTTACCGTGATACTTACACTATTGTCTGCCCAATAATGTTGATATTGTGAGGCAATTTCCAACTGCTCCCACATGGAAACATCTCGTTTACCTTTTACAAAATAAGGCTCTTTAACAGGAAACTCAACACAAACAGTATTCGGTGAATACTTGTCATCTTCAATTTTATAACCAGCATCTTTTAAAGTAGGTAATAAATCAGAGTCTTTTCCAAAGCGGATCCTTCTAATATAAAATTCATTCTCTGGAAAGTGAATGCCCGGTGTCGAACCATTAAGAAGTGATACTGTTCCACTTGGCTTAATAGAGGTCATTCTAACAGAGCGAGGAATGCATAGCCAGTCGGCATATTCTTTATCCATCTCGGTTACATGCTCATAAGCATCATCACACCACTGCAACATAGTTCTTCGTGTGTGTTTATTAAAAGCTTGAATAACGCCAGATTGAGATAGGCCGATTCGGCGGTTCTTTAACATGATAGCATTTGTTTCACGCCAATGAGTATTCACAAGTGTAACCGTTTTGCCATATAGATAAGCAATTTCAAGCGTTTTGACATAATCTTCATAAGAGTCGTGTTTAGCTGGGAATGTCTCGACCAAACAGCAAAGCTCTCCGTCTTCCAATTGTTGCTCAACACAAGGATTAAAGCCCATAACCTTCATATCGTCATATCTTTTACCATCTTTCATGCGGCCATAGTGACGAGCATTGTGGAGCCAGATATAGCCCGGTTCGCCGTTCTTTTGTGATTGTTCGGCGTGCCAAGTGTAATCCATACCGATCTTTGCTTCAAAAGAATTATTGGACCCCCAACGATGGTGATAAAGCTTCTCTTGATCGTTCTTCATCGTTAAGTATTCTTTATCGTCATGTTGACCCAATGCAAGGGCAGCCGAACGACGAACATTGCCAGCAACAACGCAACGACCAATAAGATTTTCAGTGTCAACAATATCAATTGATGTGATCAATTCGCCAATTTTTTCATTATATAATTCTTTTAAATTATTATGAAGTTCAATCAAAGGCTTGGGGCCGCTTGATGTACCCCCAAATCCCCTAATTGGTGCCCCTTCGGGACGAATTTTTGAGTAATCAAAAGTAGGGACCTTTTTGCCTTGAAGATAACCATCAAGCAAAATATGAACAGAGTCAACCCACCCTTCGCGACTATCATCAATTACTAACGCATCTCGCGTCCATTGTGGCTCTTTAACAGTTAATGTTTTAGCCCCAAGTGTATCGAAACCAACACCGATACCAACCATAAGAGCATCCATCATCCAAGCAAAAAGATAACCACCTTTGGTAGATAAATCTTTTGTTGATCGGAAAGCACAGTTGAATAAGCCAGCACCAGTTCTTTCATAAATGAACTTAGTTCCCATCATCCATAGACCGCGACCGGGCGGGGTCCACTTTAAATTAAATAAACGATCATAAGCTTCTTTTGCTGTTCTTTGTGCCTTGGCATCATTCCATTCCAAACCAAGAGCAAACACATGTCTCTTTTGAATGTCGAACATTCCTTCGATAACACGTCGGCATGTTTGATACCACTCTTCGGTGCCTTTGGCATTTGGATCTGTCTCGTTTAAACGGCGAGCATAGGTTCGCTTGTAGGTAATGTACCCAACTGGACCCCATGGAACCTCTTTATCTTTGTATTGTTCAATAAATTGGTCTGATAGACCGAATCTCCGAACATTAATGTTTCCGATTTTCATCATAATATACCTCTATTTTTTCATGTTTTTGTATTTGTTCTTTAAAAACTCTACGGTTGATTTTGTGGATTCTTGCACAGCATCATTCATTGTCTCATCTTGTCTCTCCAACACTTTCATCGTAACTCTCGACCAATCAGCGAAAATGGGAAACACGAGACCGTCTGGGCCATTTCTATTCTTGGCGACAAAGACTCTTCCAGTGTTCGCATTCTTGTCTTCGATGGTTCTCGACAGCGAAAATATAAAATCAGAGACAAAGCATTTATTGAAGGCTTCTGATATTGCCTCCATGGTGATAACTTCCGCATTTAAACCTGACCTGTTTGTTTGTGATGCCGTCCAAAGAGGGCAGTCATAAATTTGTGCAATGGCTCGCAATTCTTCGTAAATGTTTTCAAGATCGTGGCGTTTCTCACGGGTCTCCTTAACTGGTCTTAAAAGATCGGCATAATCAACAATAATCATGTCGGGCTCGATGCCTCTCTTTTTTAATCTTTCAATGTGGTTTTTGATTGTTTCCGTCGAAGCGGATTTTGTTGGATATTCCTTAATAATTAGAGTACCCTCAACATCTTTCACAACATCGAGAATTTTTTGTTTATTCGACATTAGATCGCCCAGAGGAACCCCAGTTATCGACGAATCATACCTTGATCCAACCACCGTATCGGCTAATTCAAGAGTGTAATGAACAACAGTTTTGCCTTGTTTTAGTGCGGCAGCACCAAGTGCGGTAAGCACCATGGACTTTCCAGCCCCGGTAGGGGCAATCGCGACTCCAAGCTCCCTTTTACCAAGGCCGCCCTTACAAATATCGTCTATTCTATCCCATCCGGTTGATATCGGATTACGATTTTTTATTTGAAACCTTTCTTCAAAGTCTTTAAGGTAATCATGACCGAAATTATTGTCGGTTCCGAGTTTTAGAGCATCTTGGATAACTTTCTGTATCTCGTCGAAAGATGAAGTTTTGATGAGTTTCACCGATTTCATCATGGCCCCTTTTAGGACCTGTTTGCGGCAAAAGTCAAGTGCATTATCTTTAATATATTGGGCCCCATCTATTTCCGAATCCGAAAGCACTTTGGCGTAAAACTGTCTTATTTGTTTTTGGAGGGCATCGGAGTATTCGCCAAGCCCTGCGGAAATGTGTGTCGCCATAATCTTGTAAGATGGGTGCATCTTATAATCACGGCGGTAATCTAAAATTGTTTTGGCGAATACTCGCAAATACTCATATTGTAAAAATTCAAGACTTAGCACTTCTGTAATTTGATCACAAAAAGGGCGGTCTTGAAGCATCAAATGACACAAGTCCTCTTGAAATGATTTGCCGAATCTCTGAAATGTTTCTTTGGTGTGTTCCATTTTTCCTCCAATGCTTTTTTAACTATGTAACAGTTTTTTGTAACCTTGTCAAGTTACTCTTTTATCTTTCAAAATTTTTTATTAAATTCCATAAGTCCGTGAAATTTATAGATCCTTGGCCATCCTCAAAGAGCATTTTTGTGAAATTCATCTTATTACTCTCTGCCTCAAAACTGGCTATGGTGTAGTCAATTTTCTTTCTATTGAGTACCGAAATCGAGGGGTTATATAGCTGCATGATTGCATAGTTATTTTCTATTAGCTTTTGATTCTCGATGATTTTATTGTGTGCAACTTTCTTTTTTTCTACGCTCTCGCAATATTCGACCAATTCTTCCAATTCGTACTGTTTTGACTCGGAGAGGAATGTAAAATTTTTGGCGATGGTTTTTAGCCCTACTCTACCTACTCCTTTGAGGTTGTCCGAGGCATCACCCGCTATTGCTCTGGCTAGTGCAAAGTTGTTGGGGTGTATTCCAAACCTATACTCTATCGTGCCCCGTGTTTCCAGAACATCTTGGACTGGACGATAAACTGCTGTGTCTTCATCACATAACTGAAAGAAATCCTTATCGCTTGAAATGATGATCTTCTGCCAATCTTCATAGTGCTTATGACGAGCAACAATTGCAATCACATCATCGGCCTCTACACCATCATAAGTCAATTGTATGACCGGCAACTCATTTAAATACTCAAACAAACGGATCTGTTGATGAATTTTGTTTTGCTCTTGACTCTTGGGGTCCAAATCAATCATGCGACGATTAAAACGAAGAGGCTTCCTACCTTCTTTGTAGTTCTCGTTCTGTTGCTTCTTTCTTTGAGAGCCGCCGATGCCGTCCCAGCAAATAACCACTTCATGAGGTCGGCATTGTCTCATTACTTTCTGTAGGGATTTAAGAAACCCTATGGTCCCTCCGATTGGAATACCAGAGGGGTCCATGGTGGGAATCACCACATAGCTTCGTATAAATAAATTAAGAGCATCAACTAATAATAACCTTTTCTTTTCACTCATAATCTCTCCGGTGAGTTTGATAGATAGATGTGCTTGGCTAGTGAGTCTGATTGACCAACTTTATCGGTAATGAAACTCGTTAATTTATGATAAGAAGAAAATTCTTTTAACTCTCCTCCGCTATAACACTTAAACACTCCCAATTCTCTAATCACATCGCATTTATTAATGACCAAGTGAGTTGTTCCTGTTTTTCTCGCGGCATCAATCATCATATCGACATTGAGCCAATTACACTTTCTTTTTCGTCCGGTTGTTACTCCAACTTCACCCCCTAGATCGCCCAATTTGGCCAATTCTTTGTCTTTTAGGAGCTTATCGGGGAATAGTGGATCCACACCAGAACGGGTATCATATAGCTTGGCTATGCCCCATATACGGCGAATTTTCTGCGGAGGGAACCCAAGGGAACAAGCACCATAGGGTAGTGTAATTGATGAGGTGACATAAGGATAATTACCATGGTCTATATCTAAATAATAACCTTGGGCCCCCTCGCAGAGAATTTTTCCACTTAATTGTTCATCCCAGATTAATTCTTCTGGGAGGACATCTTTTGCTAGTTGTCCGGTTCTAGCCATCTTGTCTGAATAGCATGGGGCTATACCTTTGGAGGTTGTCCCAAGCTTCTTGGCTAATTTCTTTTTATCTGTTGTTATATGCTTATCTGTTACAATATGTGCTCTCGGAGAGACCTTAACCAAGGAAGTGTCGAATCCTTTCTCTTTAAGATAGCTCAACTCTTCTTGTAAGGACTCTGGATGCACTACACATTGAGGTCCGATAATTGATTTAATTCCATGAAAGACACCAGATGGAATAAGATGTGTTTTAAATTTCTTTCCTTTTAAGAAAACTGTGTGTCCGGCATTGTTACCGCCAGCCCAGCGACAAACATAATCATATGATTTGTCCTTCGCAAGATAAGATGTTATTTTTCCTTTGCCGGTATCTCCCCAAGAGAGATCGGCAACAATATCTACATATTGTATTTCTTTCATGAATACCTCCGTTGCTTTTATATTATATCATGATATTGAAGTTTGTCAAATAAAAAACCCCGAAATTAATCGGGGTTCTTGTCCTTTTTCTAAATCACAAGGAGACAGGATTAAGATTCTTTTTTATATTTGTTTACAAACTCTTCTTCTAAAACTTCCATTACGGCAGCTTTAAACTTTTCATCTTTTAACTTCTCAAGCCAATCTTTTGATTGGAACTTATATTCTTTGCCTTTACTGTCGATGATGGTTTTCCAAGCACCAGCGGCTTTATAACGATCACTATTAACTTTAGCCAGAGCATGAAGCCATGATTCTTCATCTGCGATTCTAACATCTTTACCGCCCCAGAGAACATCAAAAGTACACTCTCTACCGTACCCGGCTGAACGTACCTTTTGAATCTTGGCTTTAACCTCGGAACCAACTTGTGTTCCGTTCTCATCAAGCACTTTACCTGCTTTTGCTTTACGGCGTGTGAGCCAAATACGAAGAGCACAGTGGAACTCAATAGCTTTGCCACCGGGGGCAAAATAAGGTGTAGTCATTGCTTCTGCTACATTAGTTGTAATATTAGTTTTCAACTGATTAATGAGCAAAAGGGTTGATTGTGTTCTCTCCAAAGGAACTTGCAATTTAGCAAATGCTTTTGAAAAGATTCTTGGCTTTTGAGCCATACTCGATTGAGGGTTGAAGTCACCCTCTACATCTTTCTCTGCTGGGGTAGCAGCAATAGAATCCCAAATAAATAATAGTTGTTCATCTGGCCATTGTTCCATTAGATATTCAATAGATGTAAGAACCATTTCTACGGAGGTCGCTTGAACATAAAGGATCTGATTTTTATCACATCCAGCTTTCTCCAAAAACTCCGCATCAACTGCCGCTTCAGAATCAAAGTAAATAACCTTCATTCCTTTTTTATTGGCATTTGCTGCAATAACAGCGGCCATAAATGATTTACCCGCTGCTGAAAGACCTGCTAGTTCGGTTATTCTACCAACAGGAATCCCCGCTCTTTTGCCGGGGTATATTAGCCAATCAAGAATAGTTGATCCGGTTGGGATCCAATCTTTGATTGATGCGGGATTTTCATGATTCAAATCATAAGCAACTTCAATCCCTAGTTTTTTGTTAAGGGCTTTTTTGAAGTCACCAATATCAACTTTACCCGGTTTAGTTTTCATTTGTATTACCTTTCCCAATTATTACTCCGTTAAATAGAATGAGACATCCTTAAACCCATGCCTCCCTGTGGTGTTTTTTTTATTTTATTCAGCTTCTACTGCTGAATCTTGCTCTTCTACTACTGCTTCTTCGCCTGTGTCTTTGTCGATACATCCAATTAGTAGCGCAGCTATCATGAAATACTTCATGTTCTCCTCCATAAAATAGTGGGGGGCGCAATTTGTAAACCGCTGGCCCCCCTATAGCGGCCCGTATCTAACCGTTCATAAACTTTTGAAAAGCAGCATCTACCTTGCTTTCAGTATTATATTTAGCTGTTTCAGAAGATCGCGACTCACTATTTGCATCGGAGGAAAGATAATCATCCAAGAGGGCTTGTACCTCGGCGGTAGTATGCCGTTGGAAGAGAGTATCAATCTCTGGGACAGAACTAATCAAATCATCACAATTAGCCACAGCATCATCACACAAAACGGATGGTCGCCTTCTTGGTTTCAATTGTGTCTTTGGAAACGATCCCGGTGTATTGGGGACCGTGTAGGTTAGTACGATATCAGTTCCTGTTTCTGGATGTGTTATGTCTCCATAATCAGGATCCAATACATAACCCAAAAGGGTTTCATATGCGGTCTTACCATAAGACCAAACTTTTACTCCAGAAGATTCTTGGCCTCGTACCAAAACTGGGGAGTAATAACGCTTACGAACAAACAATTTCTTTGCTTCTCGTTTTGCGGTGTCATTATTGTTTTGAACACCATCTCGCCACAATTGCGATGCGAAATCACAAATCGGACAATTTTCACCATCATTTTTCTTTGGACAGTAAATGCCGGGATTTCTACCTACATTATAATGAAAATGATATTCCTTGAACGGATCGCCATCTTCAGTCGGCATAATGCGGATTGTTTGATCACCTTCTTGTGGTCGCCATTTGGTGCTGTTTTCTTGTTTTTTGCCACCATTCTTGGAAGCTTCGAGTTTTGCTCTCATTGCGTCTAAATTTAAAGCCATTTTAATTTCTCCTATGATTTAAAAAGTTTTTTGCCTTTTTGGGCTAAAGTCGGGGGGCAAAAGCCCCCCGCTGTTTATATTATAGCATGTTTATGCTTAACTGTCAAATGAAAATTGAACTGTTTTTTGTGAAAGTTGACCAATTTGCGTGTTTTTATTAAATGTTCGCCAACCCTTAGCTTGCACATCATAAACTGTTTCCATACCCTCGGAAAGCTTGCGTTTCTGGCCTCCGCTAAATACAGAACTCGGAACATCACTCTCACGAATGAAAGTCATTTCACGGGTGTTACCACGCTTAGTTACAAAAGTTCCGGTGTATGCAGTGTAATTTTTCATTTTTTCTCCTATTTTGTTGTTGTTTTGTTTTGTCTTTATCGACTCTTTGAATATAACATAAAACTATCTTTTGTCAAATAATTTTTTTATATTTTTTCTTGAATGAAGTGTGTAGACTTAATTGAATAGAAATATGATCTTTCATGTGGAGAAGAGAAGATAGCAAAAGATGAAAAAAGACTCTTTTCTTTGTCTTGGGCTACCCTATCTTTAATCGACATTAACAAACCACTCTCCTGATGTAAATCGTCTTCATTGATACTATACATGTAACCAGATTCAGTTATGTTGTCAAGGGGAAATAGCAACTTTTCTTCATCTTCATCAAGAACACCAACTGAAAAGGTTCTTATTCGGGATACCTCTTTCGTCTCGGCTATTGTTCCGAGGACCGGCTCTGATTGTTTAAAGTATTCGTATGTTTCAATAATATTAGCAATTGTTGTATTTGCATTTCTATAAACATCACTAATTGGCCCTTCTCCTGTAATACCAACTAATGCTGTATTTGAAACAAGATAGAGAGACTCTAAGAGCCCTGATCGAGCAAATTCTTGCAATACATTAAATGCTACCTTATCTTGTTTAATCTGTGTTGGTGTAGATAAGAGAGGATCTGGGATTAGATAAACAACATTTAGCTTTTTATTTTTTATCTTCTCCAAGATTCTCAGAGTCGCACCTGATGTTTTTGATGCTCCACAAACAATTACCCAACATTCTTTTTGAGAGAATGTGAGTTCTTTTTTCAATGACGGACACTTGTTCTCATAATCCTCAACGGTTTTACATGTCTTTGGAAACATGTGAGGTCCGATAAGAATTTTCTTATGTCCTTTACTAAAAGCTTTAGCGACGTTGCCGCCTGCTGTTCCTATACCTATTACTACCATGGGACTTCCTCCAAGTCTTTTAAATTGTGTCCGATTTGTACTGATGTTTTAAACCTGCCTAATGAGGTGTCGCTAAAGATTTCAACCAAAGTCGGAAGCATATTTCTTTCTGACAAATCCATATCAATTGTGACGCAATCATGAACGACTGACTGGACAAATGATTTCTTATTCTTTAATAATTTATTAACCTTAACTGCTGATTGTAAGCAATTATCCGATGAAGAAGATTGCAGAAGATAATTTAAAGCATGAAAATCATCGGCTTCTATCTTTCTTCCAAAAGGAGTTGATACTATATTATTATTATAATTCTTATTTAATATCTGCTCTCTCGTATAATGTCTCTCGGTCTCTTGATCATTTGAGTTCGGATTGTACAACCAAGCAAAGAACCGCTGTTTTGCTTTTGATCTCTCGGTTACATTATGATAGATATTCTTCATATTCCATTCGTGGATATCTTCTTCTGGCTGTTCTTTTCCAGCGAGAGAAATTAGAGTTCTGATCTCGGCTCCGTTGAAGTCAAGTTGGACGAAAACATCATTGGTTGGAACTACACAATCAGCGATTTCTTTCTTGAGATTTAGGATCGGAAAAGAGCCGGGTTTGGTTGTCAATCTTCCGGTCACAGACCCCCATACATCGTACAGAATGGGGGTATTTTCGCCTTTAACTTGCTCAAAAAGATACTTGGCCTTCCTATCATGCTTGCTATACCTATAAAGCCGATTTAGGTCGATTACGGGGATTTTTTGTGAAATGTCATCGCACAACTCCATTACATCTACCATGTGCTGGTGATTCTGCGGTTTCTCATGATTCTCAAATACCCAATTGGTTATATCGTTCTTGACCTCGCAATAGTGTCGGAGGTGTTGTTGAGGAACGATCTCAAACAAACAAACATCGTCAAACTTTATCTTGGCGTTTGCTGTTGCTCTTAAGAAGCTC